AAGGAAAGGAACACCTTCGATCAAAAAATTGGTGTCCCCTTCCTGAACTTCCACATTCCCTGATGTGCTGTTGAACACCACAGACGGGCTGGTCGAAACATCCCCCTCCGTGATTTCTTCAACAATGCTTTTGAGGTAAATACGGCATATCGCCCACACCTCATCGCCGCGGATATAAGGCAGCATGACGCTACCGACGATCCGTGATTTAAAATCCTCCTCCGTCAGAACAGCGTTATCCGGGTGGTTTGCGATAACCGGCAGACCGTTACAGCGCCGCAAAAACTCCTCATTCAGATAGAGTTTCGGATCGCGCCACACGTGCTCTTTCAGCCCGGCGCGGTACGCCAGCCCGGTTCCGGTTATGCGCAAATTCACCAGCCACATATTGGAAAACTTCACCGGAGACGGGACGGTGCCGTCCCGGATACGCTCCGCCACTTCAAGCTCGGTTAAACTCACGTTTTCCCTTCTCCGTTAAAAATTCATCGGGTAGATCCTCAGGGGCATAAATCGGTAACGCATCACAACTGCAATACACCTCCTCCCCTGCAGCAGTGATTTCGTCGTAAAAACCGTATACGGGTTTAATCAGCCCCTGCTCCAGCGCCCAGGAATCGCGAATGAGATATATTTTTTCGTCGCGATCTTTATGGTCCACGCGGTAGTTGTATCCGGGGCGTCGCCAGTTTGAATGCCAGCGCAGGGCGATCGCGCCGCCCTGCACCGCCAGCAGGTATTTAACGTTGCTGGCAAGCTTATGCCCCTGGTCGATTGCCACCCGGCGACTGATAAAATCCATGTCCTTTATCGACTTCTGGAATTCCGCTTTCCGCGCCCGCCGGTCAACTTCACTTACCCCGTCAGGAGGAATAGACGTAACCCAGCCCTGAAAACGCTGGAGTGTTTTCTCTATGGCCTGTTCGCGGTTGAGTTTTATCAGGCTGGCGCTGGCGAAAATTCGCTTGTCGAGTTCCTTGCGAAACTCAGGTTTCAGCTTGTCGAGGGTGACTTTTTTCGGACCGTCTGCGGGCTGGTCCCGTAATGCCCCGCCGTCGATAACCAGACGGCTGTAAATAGCGGTGAGGTGTTTTCGTGCTACGTTATCATCCGGTGTTTCCCGTCTCGCGGCGATGCGCAGTTTCTGGCACCAGTCGAGCAAGGATTCTTCGGTATCCCATCCATGATTAACGTAGTAGTTAACGGCATCAGTCAGAACCTCATACAGTGTCCTGTTCCGTTTCTTTTTCCTCCCCGCCCGGCTGGAAATTGCCATCAGGCGTCTCCTGCTTCGGTGGTTCATAGTTTGCCAGCGCATCCACATCAATGATGAGAGGTGCTTCGCCGTAGGTTTGCGTTGCGTTGACCAGACTCGCCAGCCATTCAGTGACGGCGGCGCGGTTTTCGGGGTCAACCTGTGGCGATACGGCAGAGAACAGCGCTATTGCCTGTTGAATCACTTTGCTGTCACTTTCCCGGCGTTTGTCCGGCGACTCCTCCACCAGCTCCTGCCACGTCGCGGTAAATTCCCGCTGCCACTGGTAGAACATGGTTTTGTAGTCCTCGGTTATGATGTCCGGGTAATCATTTTTCAGCGACTGATAGAATTCCTCGCTCCAGGCGATGTACTGCACCAGACGCTCGAAATAATCCATCACAGGCTCAATCTGCTGGCGAACCCCGTCAACGTACTGGCTTATCGCCTTTGAGTCCTCGGTCCCCTCTCCGAAACCATTCGAGAAAGCCTCCTCTTTGATAAGAATCGCGGGAACATCACTACCTGATGCGATGTCGGAAATAATGTTATCGCGGGCGGCATTCAGCGCCCCGTCGATGTTCTGCAGGTTAAGCGAGGTGACGTCCTCATCCTTTCCGACGCTAAGAACGCCTTTATTTTTGGCCTCTTTGACATTTTCCCTTTTCCTGCGGGTGGCGGCCGCCATAATGCCGTCTAATTTCGAACCACCCTGTGCGACTTTTGCCACCAGCACACCGGCTTTCTGACTCACAAGGTCGCTGGCTTCCATCGTGTTGATATAGGATTTCAGCGAGTAAAGAATGCGCTGGAACACGCTGCGCCCGGTAAAACCGTACGTGGAGTTCTGGTACTCAAGATAAATCGGCGTGCCGTTGAAAATTTTCAGCGTTCGTGAAGGATGCCAGTTTTTTCCGTTAATTTTTAACGTCCGGTTAGCCTCCTGAAAGAACGGGCTGTTTGGGTTCTGGTCGGTCACCATCGAACCGGAAGCGTTCAGCGGATCCCAGGCATTGATATACACATCATCCTCAGTGAGCCCAAAAGTCGGAAGCGGATCCCGACATGAAACACTGTCGGTACCCACGCCGATCGCAGCAGCACCGTAGCAACGAGAGAGAAAAAACAGATTTTTGATTTTCTCGTTAACTTTCATGCGCTCCCATACTTCCTGGAAACGCCGCACGACGCGCTCGTCGGGGTCGGTCTCCACGTTGTACTGTCGCGGCTTGCACATTGCCATCAGTATGGGTTTTTCAACCAGTTTCCCGCCCAGCGGGTGGTACTGCCAAAGCAGCTTACACAGGTCATAACCGATGTCGGTTCCTGGCTGAATTTCTTCAGCTTCAAGAATGCGCATCAGCGAAGAACTGAGGTTTACAGAAATCTCGATCTCGGCCATCAGAAAAAATCCAGATTTTTACAATGCTTCGTAGTTGCCGAATGCGATGATCAGCCCGTACGTGTAGCAATCGAAAAGGTCGTCCGCGCGTTTATGCGCGTCTTTGTCGGCCAGGTGAAACCCGGCGATTTGTTTGATGAGGTGGTTAGCGGTAGTGCGCTTGAACGAAATGGTTTTGTCGTAAGCCTCGCGGGTGATTTTACATTTACCCTGGTAATGGTGGCTGGAAGCCAGCACTGCGCGCTCGTCCTTACCCTTGCTGGTCAGCGCCGATTTAATCGGCGTCATATCCCAGCCTTCGGTTTCCGCTTTCTGGTTGAGGATTGCCCCCATCGCGGCATCTTCCATGAAAATCCCCTGACAGCCGAGGCGCGGGCGGCAGAGCTGCGCCAGCCGCTCGAGGTTGTCGTAAACGCCGGGGATATACTCCGGAAGCAGCGACGCTTTAATCTGCGTCACATCCCAGTCAATAACGGTCAGTTTCGGCTCATCGGAATACGTGGATTCATACGCGAAGTAAACCACGCCCGTCCCGTCGTTTTCGGTCCCACCTTTCAGCGCCGTATCCATCACCGCAAAAATCATGTCGCAGTGTGGCGGCATTTCTACAGGCTGGCCGTCCACCAGCAGCTTATCAACATCGAGTAAGGCGTCTTTAGACCAGTCCACAAACTCGGCGAGGTATTCCTGCTGCCAGACGCGCGGATCCGATTTTCTCTCTGTTTCCTCCAGCTCTTCTTTCGGAATGTATGGGTTTGAGGAGGTCGGCGCGTGGTGCATAACAAAACCCAGGGATTCATCGTGGCACACGGCATAGAAAAAATTGCTCTCATCGATGCCGTTTGGCGTGGAGAACACCCAAGCGCACCCACGATAATCGACCAGGGTCGGACGTATAGCGCGGGGCCAGATTTCCTCAAGCATTTCTGGCGATTTGGTGAAGGCCGCTTCATCAATCAGGACCGCGTGATACTTACGCCCACGCCCGGCCAGTTTGTTGTTGTCCGTCACCCAGAAATCGATACGCCCTCCGTTACGGAGGATGATGCGCTTTTCGTTCTTTGACTGGCTGAGGATCAGCGGTTGCAGTACTGCGCAGATTTCATCCCAGATTTCCTGGTACTGGCGGTACTGAGCGGTAAAAATCCCCACCCTGCCGGCGATCAACTGCCCTGTAGTGGGAACAGGAAATTTCCGTGTTGCGTAACTGGTGGCGATATTCACCAGCATCACCGTTTTACCCCAGCGACGACCGCAACACACCGCGTGAAAGCGTTCTTCTATTGCCGCAGTCCATGCCGCTATTTGCCCCTCATGCGGTCTGGGAAGATATATCTCAATCGACATTATCTGCCCCCGGCACAGGTAACGAGTTATGGATGATTACCTCGTTATTCTCACCACCTGCGCCTTTCCTGAGGTTCTCAATCTCGGTACGCAGTTTTTCATTGCGCAGGCGCTTCCATTCGTCATCCAGATCTGTGTTTGCGGATTCTTCACCATTTTCCGGCAATGGCTTTTTCAGATTCGCCAGATACTTCAGGAGTTCGCGACGCGCCACGCCTTTATCCTCCATCAGTATTTCGACGCCGAATTTCCCGTATTTAGCCCCGGCGTAAAGCAGCCGCGCATCACCATCAAGCATGGTGGTATCGGCAATATGAATTTCTCCCCGCCCCTCACAACAGCATTTCGGGCAGTCAGGATTGGGTATGGCGTTATCAACGAACCCGAGGCCGCCGTACTCAGGCGCAGGCTTGCCGTCCTTACTGGCCTTCTCTGCTGCTTTGTCAAATTCGGCTATGTCTCGCCACTGGTAGAGGTGATTATCGCCCCAGCAATAGCGGCAGTTAACGCGGCGGAACTGCGCCAGTTCGTTAGGGTCAGCCTTGACGATGGCCACAAGCTGACTCACCAGTTGATCGAGTTCGGCGGTATAGCGTTTCTGGTACTGATTGCGGAACCAGGAGATGGCGCGATAAACCTTAGTATTTCTTAATAACTGGCTTGCCCCGGCGCTCGCCGCATTCCCCTCAGATTTATACCCAGCCAGGCGGTATGCTTCGATGAGGTTTTTGCCCTGGGCAACCAGCATTGCGAATTTTGCCTGCTGGTCTGATATGCCGAATTCATCGGGACTGAATGAAATTTCCAGGTCGTTTCCTGCAACCTGAGAAACAACCACTCCTGATTTTTTGTTCTCTGTTTTGTCGGATCGCTTTTGCGCAGTTTGCGCAGTTTGCGCAGTTTTCTTTTGCGCACCTTTTTGCGCAGTATTACGCATATCTTTATGCGCATTTTTTGAAGGTTTTTTGATGTAACGGCGTGCGCTCTGGTAATTGAGTCCTTTCGCTTCACACCATGCAGCCGGAGATATGCCGGAGCGGGTGTATTCAGCGATGTACTCCTGCTGCAACGCCACCCAGTCCGGTCTGCTCATCAGTTAATCCTGATTTTTGTCCACCTTGAGTAATTCGCGCAGGGCAAAGGCATCCCCCTTACGGGCAAGTTTAAAAAGGGCCGCACGCAGCTCGGCTTCGCCTTTGGCTCTGCCCTTACGGATGGATTCATAGAATTTTGCCATCGCTTCCCGGTCTTCTTTCAGCCGGTTCAGATCGACGTCCAGAACGTCAGCGATTTGTTGTGCGGTCATACGACACGCAGCCAGAGATTCAACTTTCTGAAACGGAATCACATGTCACCCCCATAGGTATGCAGGGTGCCTTCTTCCTGTATTTTTCATGCAGAATTTTTACTGCAGCGTTGTTCCAGGTTACCTGGTGATGAATGCGCTTGTGACTTGCCCCCATCAGCGCGATTTTGACGCATGATGGCGCATACATGACGGAGTAAAAACTTTTAACGTAGGTACCGGAATCCAGATACAGCTCGGTCATTCCGCCGCTGTTTTTCTGCGTCTGTTTCTGCCCTAACTGGACAGCACCGATCGTCATGAACAGTTCGCCACGTCTTCCCAGACAGGAATACGTGTTCACGTCTTCGTTGATTCTCCCCATGAAGGCGAAAGGCCTGTCTACAGAACAAATGAAGCTGTTCATTGCCTTGCGCTTAATCCAGGCGGCATTACTGCCGTTGTTACCCAGAAAATCACCGCCCTGCGCCATAGCGATGGAAAGCGCAGGAATTGATTCGTAATATGCAAGCATTTCAGAAAGGATCGCATCCAGTTTCCTTATCGGAAAATAGGCATGGTCATAGTGGCGATCCACCCGAAACTGAAATTCGTGATAGTCGTCGTCGAGTTGGATGAAGTATTTACACCCCACCTTTTTAGCCAGTTCAAAACAGGCGTTACGGGCATAAAAGATTGAGCGCCGGTCGCCAAAGTTATCAGCCTCATCAAAACGGCTGGCGATAGCCGTTTTGGAGAACACCAGCACCTGTTCGCCAAACGCCTGCATGTACTGCTGCCGGGTTTTATCTTCATCGTCCACAACGATAAAAATTTTTCCTGTGTAACCAGCCCGGCGCAGAGTGCGGTATGTCAGCACATTGTCCGGTCGTCCGTGGGTCAGAATAAATGCGCAAAAATCATTACGCATATTCTTCCTCCTCATCGCCATGCATGATCTCCACCATATGCTGAGTCATACGGACAAAACCGTGTTCAATGGCCTGCTGGAAATCAATGATCACCAGCGCAGACTCCTCGAACAGCGCCTGAATTTCTGCCGGGGCGTGAGTATAGTAGTCAGCAATTTTGCTGAAATTAAAAACGGTGTGCCGCTCTGCGGCGCTCAGGAGGAATTTTTCGATCTCCGGTTCAAGCCCGGCCCTGCGGATACGCTCTGCCAGTTCCTGCATTTTCGTGTCATCGTACAATTCACCAATTTCAGGCTTTTCACGTGACGGCTCATAAACAGGTGTGTCAATTTTTGCGGTGTACGGCTCATCGCCGCTTTCTGTGTCTGATGTGATCTCTGTCAGCAGTTCGTCAATCTCAGCCTGGTTAAACCCCGTCAGAGAAATATTGAAATCTGCATCCAGCAGTTCTGCAACCTCCAGCTTCAGCAATTCCACATCCCATCCAGCATTCATCGGCAGTCGGTTATCAGCCAGACGGTACGCTCGTTTCTGCTCATCGGTCAGCCCGGACAGGACAATTACAGGTACGCTGTCCATATCAAGCGACTCAGCCGCCAGAACCCGACCATGCCCTGCAATAATTTCGCCCTTTTCATCGATCAGTACGGGGTTAGTCCAGCCGAACGCATTAATACTGGCAACCAATTGCGCCACCTGCTCAGGGCTGTGAGTCCTGGCGTTACGGGCGTAGGGAACCAATTTGTTTAACGGGCGATAGACGATCTTTAATTTTTCGGTCATACAGCCTCGCTTTCTGAATAAAAAAGCCCACCAGCAACCAGTGCGCAGGGTGCGCGGCGGGAGTTACTGGCAGACTCTGTCATTATCGCAGCCCCTCTATGAAGGGCTGCTGGAATGCCGGTGATCAATATCTGAATCGTGAAAACTGAAATCAGCATTACTTATTCGAAAACACCGCATACAGCAGAATTTTTTGCTTTCCTGACACACTGACCAATGTCATTTTTCAGCAAAATATTCTGCCTGTGCGAGTGCTCAGTTCTGCGTACATTGCCACATGCTATTAATAAACTGGCAGACCTGAGATGCGGTATCTAAAAGCTGACGTGCTTTTTCCAGGCTGACACAGCCCACTAACAAAAAAGGCACCAGTATCGCTACCAGTGCCCATTTTGCCGCCGTTCGTGACGTTCGGTGTATCCAGTGTCTTTGCTTCATATTGATACACGCTCTTTAATCCAGCCATAGACAAACGACTCGTTGGCCTCGCGTTTTTCTGCCAGTTCCAGATAGCGGTCGCCCTGCGTACAGTTCAACGCGGTCATCATCACCAGTTCGCCGTCTTTACCCCGTTTATTCAGATAGGCACGTAATGCATTAATGGTCCGAGGGCCGACGTGTCCGTCTGCGTCTATATCCGGATACAGCTTGCCTTGCTGATTAAACACGTTCAACCAGCGCTGAAGCATCTTTGTTGCAACTGACGGCCCCATATTTACCCCTGTGTCGCACAGCTCGGCGGCAATGTCGGGAGACAATGCAGAAACCCGATCGAAACGGGGCCCGTACCAGTAATCAGCCTCGAGAATCTCCAGCGCCTGTCCTCTCGTCAGGTCGCGCATATTGCCCCTGTAGCCGTGTGCACGCGCCACTTTCTCAGTGATGCCCCACTTTGTCGGACCTCCCTTATCATCGGGGTGGTTTACGTAACCTCCCTCTTTTCCGATAATTTCATCAAAAATTACGTCCTTTGATTTCATCTCAGTATCTCAGTAATGAAAGGATTTTTGAAACGTTCCCGCGCGCCCATACCACCAACACACAGAACATCAGATTCGCCAGGACCACCGCCCAGTTGCCGAGAAGGGGACGACCGCACAGATAACTGAGTGGCGCGACCGCATAGACAAGCATCAGCAGCCAGGCCAGCCACGACACCAGCGGTTTATGCGTGGCATCTTTTCGGCGGTAGAAAAAAAGCACCAGCACAATAACCGTACATAGCGCCACATTCAGCAATCCGGAAGGGTTACTTAACATTACCACCTCCACCACCACGCGTGCGGGAGAACAGGCCCGATATCAGCGATGAAATATCCTGCTGATGGATAAACGAGAGGATTTTTACTGACACCACCGACACAAGCACTGCACACAATGCATCAACAGGCGCACTGTCAAAGCCAGTTTGCTTTACCAGCCAGGAGGCCAGCACTTCTGCCCCCAATACGCCGATAATAAACGACACCACAAAATGCGCTGCAATCCTCCATGCTGAGAGTGCCTGCGGCATCGTAGCCACAAACAGTGCCCCGGCAAATGCACCAAACACAATCCCAAAATCCGTTCCGGTGAACACCCCAAATGCAGTTGCTCCGCCGAGCGCCACTGTCGTGCCTGTACCTGATAAGGGTTCAGACATAAAAACCCCACAATACAAATAAGATTATTAGTGACGTAGTCTCATAATCATCTATGATTTAATCTTTCTACCGAGGCCCCATGCAAGAAGATGAAGAACTACAAGTTGTTATTGCGATTAGCTCGTTTGCTGAGAAGGCTTGAGTGAAATCACTATCTTTCCAGACATCCTCCTTATAATAAACCCTTACCGTCTCTCCAGTCGCATAATAATACCTTGCTGTTTCCAGCATATTATCAAAGCCCTGTTGATGATTCCCATAAACATCAATTTTACAAATATTATTAACAGGAAGAGTATCACTTCCTCGCTTAATACCGATACAGATATACTGCGTCTCTTTACTTCCCGACTTATACACCCCGTAAGAGAGGTTATCAATGTTAACGTTACTCACATACTTATCATGATCAGACATTCCTGCATGACAAACGCTGGATAAAAACGAAAGAGCAATAAACATAAATTTCATTTTGAGTTTCATAAAACCTCTCACCATACATTATTTAAAAGAAAGGAACCAATAAAAAATAAGAATGAGGCATGTCGAATAATCATGCACTCAACAATAATAAATCAAAACAGTCACACTGGTCACTTATAAAAACAGCTAATATAGACATGTTTTTATATGCTTAATTAAGCATGGTCTCTAAAACACCCCGCGCATCGTAGAATTCTGACTCATAGTAATTACTTCTTTTGTTTAGTTCATCCCTTCGGACCCCTTTCAAAGAGAAACATGCACTGATCAGACTACCAAACACATTAATCCTGTCTCTGATTGAAACAGTAGGTACGACAAGATTAGGAATAATACCGGGGTTCGAGATTGTGGATATTGATATATATCTGGCATTAGATGTTCCTGCGCCATCCGAGACTCGACCACTCAGCCTGTCATACGTCAACTCAACCGCATCTGCTATATTTCCAATAGGAATACGCTCAATAGCAACAATCTCATTTTGTTCGCGCATCATTATCTGCTCAAACCCTGTAAAGGTAACGCCACGTTCTGTGAGATAATTAACCGAAGGCTGGATAGAGAAAAATGTACTATTTGCACGAATGCGGTATCGGTACAACGTTCCCCGGAATGTTGAACTCGAATAATATTGCCGGGCAATATTGTATGTTTCACTTAAACTTGTAGTCGTTGCAATAAATGCACTATCTCTGCTCCCTGCCGCACAGGAATCACCACGTAAATGTTGCTGCAAATTTCTGTTATTACCATGGGACCGGAAACCATCACGAAAAATTTCACTGGGAGGGCGTGAGTCAACACGGTATACGAAATCTACAGCATTCGCCGAACCCGATAATAAAATAAAAAAGAACATCACTTTTTTTAGCATAAAGTAATCACCCTCATTATTACCACCAATCCAAAATTAAATTTAGCCATAAAATAGAGCAGTCATTGATATCGCCTTCACAAAATGGAACAAGGTATTAGATTAATATCTATCACAGAGAATTAAAAAAGAAAACCCGCACAATGGCGGGTTTTAATAAACAATTACAATTGCTATTTGTGATTTTTTTGCACAACAAATTCGGATGGGCTATCCCCGAACGATTTCCCTATTCCAGCCTCAACATCTCTTTCGGGAATAGCCCATTCGAATTACATGTAATTAAACTATATTGCAAGATATAATATCACTGCCCCATGAGTTGAGACATACCACTCTCAGAATAAGGCAGCCATTGCTATCATCAACATACCTGTATAGATCGCTACTTCAGCTACGTGAACTTTTATATATTTATCGGCCAGATGAGAAATAAAGAAGCAAAGCATCCCTACTAAAACAAACCATACACCCATCCATATCCCTCATATCCACTTTATTTACAGACATTCTCCTACGACTTTTTAGTTAACAGTCAACACAATATGCGGCGAAATTCTAATTGCCATTCGAATAAAAAAAAATGGCACACAGCCTACTATTCGGCTGAGAAGCGTGAATTATCCCCGAGCCGCCCTGCTTCGACTAACTTTCGTTAATCTGTGCCATCAAAAGGTCGCTTCGAAAGTCAAAGCTGTCAACTAAAGTTCGAGAACCATTTCTGGTGTCGTCAACTGCACAATGAGGCAGAATCGGCCCTCGTTTTTCTTTCATTGGCGCTACATGGTATGAAAGAAACCTGGAGCGGGCAGCGGGAATCGAACCCGCATCATCAGCTTGGAAGGCTGAGGTAATAGCCATTATACGATGCCCGCATGATCAGCCACCGAGGATTCGAACCTCGCTCTATCAACTTAGAAAATTGATAGTCTATCCGGATTAGCTTATGGCTGTTGGTGGCCCTTGCTGGATTTGAACCAGCGACCCGGCGATTATGAGTCGCATGCTCTAACCACTGAGCTAAAGGGCCGATGGTTCTTCAGGGACAGAGTGAGATTACCCGGCCCATAGGTATATAATCCCCTCCGAACCGGGGTAAATAATACTGTTACCCTTAGCCATTTCAACACACATTAGAGTCAATATATGTAAAGTAAATTCTTTGTTTATATATTATATAAACTTTAAATGATTTATTAATGACACAGTCATCAAATAACAACCTTATTTTAACATAAAAGAACATTATCGTAATCACGGAGGAAATCAGAAAAAACAAAACCCGCACGATGGCGGGTTTCATAAAATATTATCTCTGTCATCAGCCTCGCGATACAGCTTGGCGAAGCGTACCGGAATTGAAGCAGCTTGTGGCTCATTTTGCAATGATTTTTTCATGCATGATTGAATGCTTTTTTCATAGGTGAATACAAAATGAACTCAGCGATACTCAGCCACTGATCAACACGGCGTCGACACGTAATTAACGCCCACTCCGGGTGGATTTTATTTAACCGTTCGGCCATCATGCGTTTGCTCATCCCCCGCCCTTCATATCTTTGACGCAAGACATTAATCAACCCTTGATGATCCGCGAGTACCTGACCTATTACTTGGTCGACTAAAAGCCCTTCACTATCCGTACAGTGCGACAACCAGCTCTTTTGCCTGCTGTCCATCATTCCCCGCAAAAACGCCTCCAGTTCGGGTTTATCCAGCCCCGCTCTTTTCATCCAGCGCAGCGACTCTTTAATGGCCGTTTTTGTCGGTTTTTTCGATACCAGAAGCTGATTGAACATATTCCCCGGCTTTCCACTGCCAATATATGACCAGCGTCCCCACATGCGCAGTTTCCCCTGAATCCAGACACTTTCAAGAGTGGCAAGACGAAGGTGTTCTCCGATTTTTCCTGTGTGTATTGGGTAAATCATAAAATGCCTTTCTCCCTCCAGATTACATGCGTTCGGAAAGCAGCTTCTGCATGCATCAGGCGAATTTCTGTTTTCGTGAAGTCGTCGATTTTTGCCCGCCCGTCGACAATATCGTGACAATTGCTACTGGCGATCGCCGCCTGCATGTCATGAGGTTTTGTCTCTGTTCCGCATGTGCCCGCCAGCCGGTAATGCGCCAGTACGGACGTTTCAGGATTGTGATTGCAGTGACCGGGAATTCTGACCTGACACATCTGGCCCCACGCCGCTTTACGTAAATCAGCCATTACGCGAACTCCAGCAACTGTGCGGTCACATTTTCAACTTCCTCCGGAGAGGAAAATTTACGGAACAGGATCCAGTTCCACAGTACGTTGAGTACAGCTTTATAAACCTCCTGAAACTCCGTTTCATCCATATTCGCGAACGCGATGGATTTCGCTCTGCGTCCGCGGCTTCCGTCCGGATAATGATGCTCGGTATAGAATCCGGCCTGAATGGTCACCCACTCGCGAAAAGCTTCAAATGACTTGAGCAATGCGGTATCCAGAGTTCTGCGTGTTGTTACGCTATTCAGATATTGTTCTGCTACGTCGCTAAGTGCCGGAGTGTGCTCGCGCCCGACTGACTCACAAAGGAAATCGACAAAACCAGAGATTAGTTCCTGTTCGTAGGGAGTGATCGCGCCGCCAGTTGGGGTCCAGTAATCGAAGCCGAGTTGCAGGAGTTTGAAGAAACGCTTGTGGAAGGCGTAGTTGCGGACACGCTTAAAGTCGGCATGTATCCATTCGCCAGTTTTCACCTGACGTAAAAAATCGCTACTCTCCGGCGTCGCCGGAAGCAGTAAGCCTGATGAGGTTTGTTTAACCAATTGTAAATGCACCACTACTCTCCTCGTAATGGTGCGACAGGTGTCAGTTGTTCATGCTGACGCCGATTATTATAGTTCAGTCATGTTTGGAGCAGAAGTGGTTCACAGATTCAACGTGTGATTTGTGCTCGATAAGGATTGCGCTGGAAGGTATAGGGATAACAATAAATGTCCCATCTACAAGAGTGATAACCTCATAACGTCCCGACACATTAATTATTTCCAAAAGTTCCTTTTCATTCATTATGAAAATCCAAAGAGCATGAAAAAACCTCCCTAAAAGGAGCCCTTCCTTCTTATCCCTGCGCGCGAATTAAGCGCCACTAATTTTATTCATTCACTAGCACGGTTCAATACCACTCAGCTATTTATTTTAAAACCATCAGCTTTACTTACCTATTCAATTTTCAATGAGTGCTGCAATCATGAGTTGGGCACCAGAATTAGTTCGGGACTTGAACAAAGACACATGATAAATATTAAAGTCCGGGCGTAATAATGCCGAAGCGGGTTAAGTGTGGATGCGTTAAAAATGATAATATAAAGAGTATTAGGGGATTCCTCCCCTCTATGCTTTTAACATTGGTTAACTTTTTATATTTATTGCCATACACTCAATAAAAACTAAAAGCCTATTTCCAACCGCAATAGGCTTTTCTTACATAATACGCATAATCAAACATGTTAAATTAGAACAGCAATCACTAGCACCGATTAATACTAACCATCAGTTGAGCACCAAAACATGCTCCAGCAGTTCCATCTCTTATTCCCAAAAACCCCTTTTTACAACTTTCCTTAGCTAGTTGTCTATAATGCTTACACAATTCTTCTTTTCGTGACGGGGCGTTCGCCGGTTGTTCTGCGTAACTATTAAAAGTAATAGTGGAAGTAGCTAAAAGAACAAGTGCAATATATTTATTCATAATTAAATCCTTTTATTATCTGTGGCCTTCTATGTTCTTATAGCAACTTCATTTCCATATCGTCAATATTAAAAACGTGACAAAGTTAACATGTTCAAGAAATGAATGCATATCACTAATCAAATTAAATATTAGCACGCTATCGAATGGATAATTAGTAATATTTGCAAACTTTAGAATATATATAAAAATTGATGTTTTTTTCTGATGCTAGGAAGCTAATCAAGCCAGAACCAGGTAAGTAACGAGTTCCGGTTTTTTCTGGGCCAGCCAACTCTGCCATGCTTCAAATTTAGTTCGCGCATCGATAGATACTCGAGACAAATGCTTTACATTAACTGTAACTTATGTATTATCCTTTTCAAGCGAGTGGCTAATATTATCTATGATAGATCAACTCTGCGGTAGCTATGCCTTTAATGTGTAAGATTAATTTTGGCTCTTAGTAAATTTCAATAAGGTTTTTTTATGCACAGCATTAGCTTTTTTTCTTTCCGAGTATTGACTCATAAAGGTAGTCGCACATGCAAAAAACTAAATGACTTAGGTTTAAGTAATAATAAAACAGCATATGAATTATTTGTTGACTATTTTAATAATTATAAGAGCACACCTATTGAATTTGGTCTCTCGAAAACAAAAGTATCTCTTGAACAACACACAGCGCTCACTTTTGATAATAAAAAGAGACTTATATATGGATATGTAAAGGTCGGAAAATATGGCGAGAGTAGTGAGATAAAAGACGTAAAACTTACTAAGGTACATTATACAACTACTATTGATGATGTAACGCTTAAGCAACGTTATATTTTAATTTTTTTGCCCGATGGATTAGAAGAAGGAATCATAGTATTCCATAGCAATGATAACATTTCCGCTCGAGGGATTCTATCAGATGCAATTGTAGAACATTTCAGGATGAAATATAAACTTGAAGCAAGAATAAATCCCCTTTGTCATAAAAAAATCCCGCAATACATTCTTGACTCAGAATTAAAACAAATAAAAGCCCAAGGATACCAAGCACCAAAAGACATCACTGATTCATTTGGCAACAACAAAACAAATATTAAGACCGATTTAGTCATAAAAGTAAATCAAGGTATACTTGGTAGCTTTAATGATCTAAAGAACAAAAAAATAGGAAACATTATCGAAATAATTGAAGACAAATGTGATGCCATCAAGGTCAGCTTGCAACTTGGCAACAGAACTGTTATTTTTAATTATGATACAATATTAAAGAAAGGAATTTCAGTGGAATTAGATGATAGTGACTTAAACATCAACATTACAACCGGAATTCCTGACCTTAAAGCACTTCATGCTACTATTTCAACCATTGCGAATGATATCTTAAATGAGTTACATAGTGGCAATGGAGGAGTTAGAATATGAATAAAATAAACGTTACTGGTGTAATAAAAAAACATTACAGATCAATGTCCGATCAACGTGGCAATATCTTACTCGAAGATATTGCCATGCACTTTATCTTTCCTCTTCTGCTATCTTTAATTCTATGCTTTACATACGGAATAATGAAACCTTCTATCGCTTCTGTTTTCGTTAATTTTGGGGCAATTACAACTGCACTATTGATGAGTGCAGTCATAATGATCTACGATCAAAAGCAGAAAACAGTATTTAAAATCTCAGAGATTGAAGAGAATAACAAACCCAGGTCAAATCTTGTCATATTAAACAATAATAAAATTGTTTACGATCAATTATGCCACAATGTGGCTTACGCGATACTAACATCTGTGGCTCTTGTTATTTTTTCGGTTATTATTTACTTCCTTCCGGATAGTGTAGAAGAGTTAAAAAAATGGTACTTCTTCATCCCAGCTTATATAGTTAGTTATTTAGCTTACTCATCATTCTTTTTTACTGTAATAACATTTTTGATGGTTATAAAAAGATTTAGCACTATATTAGATAATTAGAATAAGGGGGCGAAATAGTCGCCCCTTTATCACTCCCATTTGCCTATATAAAACTCTGTTAGCGATTACTGCCGAAAATTTTGTGTGCCTGATAACTTACCAGTTGCAGGGCATTCCTGCTCTACAACCTATTTCGGCACCGTCTTACATTCGGCAAACGGTATGCAATACAGATTTTTCCTACCAGTTAGGTGCCAATCTTTTTTCTCCCTTCCCGGCTAAACCACTGTACCACTGCGTATTCTGAATTAATGTGTTTTTTTTGATAGTTACACTAAGTTTATCATTCATTTCTCGGATCGTAGTTTGCCTGTTTTCCGGCAGAGGACTTATTGGTTTTTGTTATTCATGCCTATGGCCTGCCCCGCTACGCCAGCCAGACCGACATTTGGGCGCCAGCTCTCCCAGTTAAAATTCACCCAACGTCCGCCGTTCATGGTCATGCGGTCCATCACTCGCTCACCTAACAACGCCTTCATGGCGTCATAGTTCAGATTGGTCAGCATTCCTACACTGCGCATCGATGCCGTCCGGCGGTCGACAATCTGGTGCAGTATGACCTGCTCGTTTTTCGTCTCGCGCTGAACACCAATTTCATCCAGAACCAGCAGATCAACCTCGCACAATTCCCGCAGAAATTTTTCGCCGGATTTCCCGTCGTCATAGCTGGCGTGTAAGGCGCTCATCACGTCTGCAACAGTAACCACAATCACGGTTTTACCAGTCCTCAACAGGTGATTACCAATAGACGCTGCCAAATGATTTTTCCCTGTTCCCGGCTTCCCGCTGAAGGCGAAATTTGTGCAACCGGACTCTAGTTCTCCAACAATGGACTTAGCCTGGCTGAGTGCATACCGTTGGCCATCGTTCTGAACCCGATAATTCGCAAACGAACACTTGCGGTGAAGCGGCTGGATGCCTGAACGGTTCAGAATTTTTTCCACCCTGCTCTGCTGGTTCTGGCGGTTGATTTCCTCGCAGCGTTTCCTGCCCTCAGCAAGCTGCCACTCGCGCCACTCAGCCGCCGTCAGGAACGGCGATTTTTCGGTTACATTCGGTTGGGTCAGTCGGCGAATACGTTCCAGCACCCCGCTTGTCGCAATATTTTTCATGGCTCGCTACCCTCTGAATCCCGGTGGTATTGTGTTGTCCGGCTGCGAAACGGTGTTAACCTGCCGAAGTGGAGTTTCAGGTCGAACACCTTTCGGCGCGAATAATCCCTGGTATTCATTCGCGATGCTGTGCCGGATTACCTGCTCAGGGGTAAAACCCTGCTGCATGAATTTTTCCAGTTCACGTATCGCCCCGTTAGCGCCCTGCTCAGTACGAATCGGTTTGCGCAGTGCCCGACGAAATTCAACCCACTCCCGCCAAAGCGAACCAGGCAACCAGTCGGGCAGAGAGACCGACAGCGGCTCGAATTTTTTCGATGCTCGTTTTTGGTGAGAGGGATTTAGGGAGAGATCAGTATTTATATCTTCCTCTTCCTCTTCCTCTTCCTCTGGTAACGCTTTTTGATCCGTTTGTGTAACGCTGCCAGCGTTACTTTTTCGTTTCACTTCGCGTACCTTTGTAACTCGCTCGTTTGTAAGTGCTCGTTTTTTAGAGCTTTTTCCGTTATGGCGATCAAAATTCGGTAACATCAGCAATCCATCACTTTCGACCAGCCAGCCAACCTGAATCAGCGCATCTGCGAAGCCAGACATAAAAGTGATACGGTCTATTGCGCTTTTTGTAACGCCGCTAGCGTTACACTCCGTGTTGCCGTCAATCGTTTGCTGGTCAGCCCATACCCAGAAGCGAATAACCTTTCCTAACGCGGCATCAGGATCGATATTAAGGATCTCAGCAAGTCTGAATATTTCCGGCTTATCCGGTGTAATCACTTCGAGCTTTATCCAGTTTGAAGCCATTTTGCACTCTCTTTGTAACGCCGCTAGCGTTACACTTCATCTGGTGCCGAACCTCTCTCTGGATATAATCTGTGATTCCCCAATCAACAGAACCAAAGGAGGTTCGACATGTCATTAACATTTGATAAGTCTGCTCCATTCCCCCAAAAATTTTGGGTGGACAGTATTACTGGAACCGAGTCAAAAATTTTTAGCACCTCAGGAATGCTCAATCGCGGAGGAGTAAAAATACTTGCCCAGGAATTCCACACACAGGAGCTAAATTACGGGGCTTATCACAAACTGGAGTTGATAATGGATGCAACCCAAATTGATGAAATGATCGTTGCCCTACAAAAGCTAAAAGAAAAGATGTCATAATCACCCCCTGAAAATTACGTGGCGCAGCGGTTGAGCTTTGCTGTAGTCGATCTCATCGCCATACTCAATATCTAGAGCTTGTCCCTGCGCCAGTTCTATCCACCGAATGTGATCTGCGGCTTTTTCTTTATCTTCGATATTGATGAACAACAGCGTTGACGAGGGATACCCGTTAACAAGATGGCGATGCAGAGAGAGTCGTATCGCATACCAGGCAACATTCCGGGCTATACGCTGAAGCAATGTTTCGGCTTCCAGTGTTTTAAGTCGGTATTTTTTCAGTGCATATGTTTCCATCGCCTTATCTCCTAAATGAACTCCTCAGCCATTAACCTACTGGTCACATCTCTGGTATTGCTGGCGATAACCGTTTCGCAATTCATGCAGGGCATCAATGGCTTCGTCGCATTCCCGCAAAACATCATGCAACGGAGCGCCGAGCAAAGAGGCGTTCGCCGCTTCAGTGCTTTCTTTCAACAAGCGGGATACCAGATATTCGATGCTTTGCCCTGCGGTAATGCTCTTATGCAGCTCGGGCGCGTTCTTTCTGATTGCCTCCAGAATCGCGGGGGTCAGGGCGGAAAATTTTTCCCGATGTTCTTCGGTTTCGAGACGGCGCCAGCGTTGAAAAATATTTATCCGGTTCCGGCGCCATGCGTCATAGTCCACCGTTCCGTCGTCAAATTCGATGCGGTGAACGGCGATATCTGGCCGGGATGATTGCGCGAGGAACTCACCGGCGATCAGCCTGGTTGCGAATTCCTGCGTAACGGTTGGCAAGCGCAACCATGCTTCCAGGGCGGATCTTGCTTTCTCTGTACTGATCGTCATTGTTCAGCACCCTTGCTGTCCGGTTTGTTAACCTCTGCCGGAATTCCACTTGATGGGGTGGGATGAAGATCCGGACGCAACTCATGAGGTGTGATCCCTGTTAGTAAATAAATATCGATCACCCTATTTGACGGAACTCGGCCTTGATACTTATGAATCCACCGACTCAACGAAGGCGGCTTGATTCCCAATGCAATTGCCAAACGGCGTTTACCACCAACAGCACTGATGGCTTTTTCTAGACCATTCATTGAACCTCCTTTTAGCCTATGCAAGAACATATTGAGCCATTGGCTAATTTTAGTCAACCTTTAGATGTTTTTCAATAATTAGCTTGTGGCTTACAATTGTTGAACAATGAATAACCGTAGATAACCATGACTAACACACCATCCAATAGCCAACTTGCGGATCGCTTACAGACCCTAATGAAATCAAATCATTGGGCAAAAAGTGACATGGCGAAAATTGCTGAAGTTAGCCCAACATCAGTCACTAACTGGTTTAAACGCGGGACGATTAGTAAAGATTCCGCGGCTAAACTTGCTAAGGAGGCCAAGGTTTCACTAGCCTGGATACTAACCGGACAGGAGGATGAAACCGGCGCACTGAATGAAGATGAGAGGCTGTTGATCGAGGTATATCGGGAGCTACCGCCGATAGAGCAACGGAATATGCTCGCTGCTTTTCAGATGCGACTCAAACAATTGAAGGAATTTTATGCAAATCATGTCGATCCATCGACACGTGAAAAATAAATAACAAATAAAATCAAATTGTTACCGCCTAACGGCGGTTTTTTTTCAATTTTTTATTATCCTGTAGTTGATTTTGTTTAGCTAAAGGCTTAACCTTCAACCATCGAAGCACAGAGGTGCGACAGGTTAAAAGTTCCGCCACCGGGCGTTAAACGGGAGAAGGAAAGATGGGAAGGAATGAAGTGATTCAGTATCTGATGGATAGCTGCAATGTCAGTTTCAGCGTAGCTCTACAAGCATTGCGTGATCATGGATGGGATATGTTCTTAGCCAAATGCGACCTCCAGGAACAGTATTATCCGGGATGATAATGGACAAGCTGAAAAAGATCGATGCTGCGATCGCCCTACTTAAAAACATGAAAAAGGATTTGAATCGGTTATCGAAACTTAGCGCTGTTGATTATAAAGATTTGTCTCCGAAACAATGCCAGAAGGTTTCCACCGAAGCTAACTGGATTGGAATGGAAAACATTAAGTGCAAACACGAGCTTCACGCTCTGGCTGTCGAACTGGGATTTGCAGAACGGCGTGAAACTTACGAGCCGATAGAATTAACTGATGGCTGGCACCACTTTAAGTACCAGCCACGTGAGCCAGATTGATTACGAAATGGATACATTTACTTTAATTTCTGTTCAAAGGCATCCCATCTTTTTTGAAGATGGGGCCAGAACTCAGGAGAAACCTGAAATGGTAAATGTTGTTGTACATGCTTAATAAGTATTGCTGATGGAGGTATTAACACTCCTTTTTCAACAAGACTTTTAGCAGCATTACTATTTCGTTTCTGGAGTGATGTCGGAGTCGAATTAGATAGGCATGTGGATAAAAGGATTTTCTCTTCATCATTGAGATTATCGATAATTCGATTAATAGCTCTGTATTTTTTGCGCTCTCTACGTTGCTCACAATAGTCTGGAAATAAATACAAGGCGATATCGAATAATGCTCTTAAGATAAGAGAGATAAAGAATGCTAAAGAAAAGCTGAAAATCTGCATTGCATACGGGACACCGCTTTTGTCCGCTATGAATTCAGACAGGCTGTCCGGAGCAAACATCATTATCAGAAAGAATATAACGATGGTAATCATAAACTGGCTAATGGATTTCTCGGCAAAAAAATTTAGCAAAGGTTAAAAAACTTTCTAACATATCAATAACTAAGTAACTCTCAATTGTAAGGGTATTGATATGGTAACACAGGCTCTCGCTGTAGGGGTATAGCGAACCACCGAAGCCCGGAGGTGGTTAAATAAAGCCGGGCACAACACGAAGGCGCATTTCCGATGTTTTCTGAGTCGGTCTTGTCTGTAAATCCAAATAGAGGAAGTGCGCCTCCGGTTGTGAATAACAACATTGCTGTGTGTAGTCTTGGCGGCATCAGTTTTTCTTAGTCCTTTCTGATGTCCGCCCTTTTTAAAGGGAATTTTGTAGTGCAGTGAATGCGGCTCAGCGCACGCGACACAGTTAAATCCTTACTGGTCAGTTTGGGTGGTTTAAGTCGGCATTAATTGTTAACTGGTTAATGTCACCTGGAGGCACCAGGCACTGCACCACAAAGTTCAATTGATATAGAGGGATATTTTAATGATTGCTCATCATTACGGGACAGAACTTATTCCAAGAAAAGAAGTAAAACCGGGTACCGCTATTAAGTACAATGGACGTCATTACCGGGCATCCGCAAATGTCAGCAAAGGGCTATATGCGTTTAGCCTGCTAGAAAAAACCATCATTAAGCATGAACTTATAGAGGTATACCTTAATCAGAGTGGAAAACCATTGATGCACTGAGGCTGACCATGAAAATAAAATGTGCCTATCACCTTTGCAATAAGGAAATAGAAGAAAAAGAATGCGTAGAAAAACCACTTCATTTCATGCGGGGAGTGATACCAACCACTGAACTTAGAAAATATTGCTGTGAACAATGCGCTGAATACGACCAGATGGCGCACGAACTTTAATTAACTAATCATAAACCGTGAACTATGCCAGAAATGGCAGGATATTACTCAATCCAAAACAAGGACCATATTATGGAAATCCAGTTTCATGCAACAACCACAACTTCCGATCATATCACTCACGAAGTCTATCTCGATGATAAAAAAATCGGCTATGTCATTAAAACAAACAGAAAAGAAAATCCTTTTCACCTTGTCGATATGACAGGTGATTCTGGTAATACCAAAAGCTTAGAAAAGGCCGTCAAAAATCTCTGTGTGAAAGACTGGTATGTAAATACCGAAAAAGAAAAACGTCATGAAGTTATGGCAGTCATTCTGGCAATGAAAATCAGCGGCCAACTTTGAAAGATAAAGCCTGAGTATGTCTCAGGCTTATCCCCCATTTTTTCATCTTGGCGATGTGCTGGTCGGCGACCAAACCGACCAGCCAGAGATGTGACCAGTAAGCACCGGGCAGGGTTCGCTTACTGGCTGTGGCGAATTTTAATCTGAGTTGAGGTTAAAAGACAATGAGCAAACAACAAGACTATTCCCTTCTTTACCCTGTGAAAAATGAAGGTGCAAGAAAGCGTCTCGGTTTCAGCTATGGATTTTACTGGAAAACAGATGAGTCTCTGGCAAGAGTAATCCTGCGTGCCAATGTTGCAATTATCGATGCTGGTTTTAGTCTTGACGACTTTAAGAAACCGGTTCGTGTCCATTTTCCCGTCGTTAACGATCTTCCACCTGAAGGCGTATTTGATACTGATTTCTGTAACCGTTACGAAAGAGGCGGTGATGATGGCCTTACTATGGTACTCATCACCGGCGCAGTTCCCGTCGACCAGTTCCATGCACAAAACGAAGATTCCCCGAATAACACAGGCACTGATGCCGGCAGAGCAGATGCTGAAACAGGCGAAATGTCGGAAGACCATACAGAAGTCTTTGGCAATGAAGATTACGCAGTAAAGCCTGGCAATCTCCCGGCTTACGCTTACAACGTTAACGGCGAGCCGATGGAGGAAGTGGAAAAGGAAATGAACCAGCCAGTCGCCAGAATGAGCGAACGGCACCGCATACTCTCTCAGTTCATTCTTAACGATGCATTCTCACACCATGTGACACCAGAACAACTCGCCGAGGTAAGTCGCCTTGAGCTGGACATGAGCAACAGCTATATCCAGGACATGCTGCTTGCCTGCCATAACGTTCCGTCCATACAAAAGCTGGACACCCCTAATCTGTGGAAATTTACTGACGCCTTTAAACGGATTTTCCCACAGGACAAACGACACACCCTGCATTTGATGATGAATTTTGCGCAGGCATTTGTTGATACTGACTACATCGATCGCGCCCTGTTGGTTAAAGAATGGGTGAAAGGTAACCGCGTGTCATGCATCGACCGCACCCCCTCCGGAGCGAATGCAGGCGGCGGGAATCTTACCGATCGCGGCGAAGGTTTCGTCCACGATCAGGCTTCACTGGCGCGCGATGTCGCTACTGGCGTGCTGGCCCGCTCAATGGACTTGGACATTTATAACCTGCATCCGGCACACGCTAAGCGTGTGGATGAGATCGTCGCCGAGAATAAACCGCCCTTTTCTGTTTTTCGCGACAAATTCATCGCCATGCCCGGCGGACTGGATTATTCCCGCGCCATCGTGGTCGCTTCCGTGAAAGAAGCTCCTGTTGGTATTGAGGTCATCTCTGCTCACGTCACTGAATATCTGAACAAAGTGCTGACAGAAGCCGATCATGCTAACCCAGATCCGGAAATTGTGGATATTGCCTGTGGTCGTTCATCTGCCCCGATGCCGCAACGTGGAACAGAAGAAGGAAAAAAAGATGATGAAGAAAAACCGCAATCATCAGTCGTACTGGCAGATGAACCGGCAACGCCTGAAACAGTGGAACCGGATTCAACTGAACATAATCAGGACTCGCAGCCGGTGGATGCTCAGTCACAGGTAGAGGTGGAGTACCAGAAAATACGCGCCGACCTCCATGAAGCGCGGAAAAACATTCCGCCGAAAAACATCCCTGTGCCGGAGCAGATCAGCGCCTCAGATGAGGGCGAAAAAGCGGAAGTACATACCGAAAAAGATAAAGAAATACCGGAGAAAACGGCTGGCGATAGCTTACAGGAAGATAACGAGGGAACTCAGTCAGACGCTGGATGTGGTGATGCTGGTAATGCGTCAGATACCGTAAATGCACAATGGCCGTCATGGTTTGAGCCTGGCCGTTATGAAGCGATACCGAATGAAGTTTACCACTCAGCAAATGGTATTAGCAGCACAATGCTCAAGGATGCCCGTATCAGCCTGATGTATTACCACGGGCGGCATATTGCCGGCACTATTCCGCGCGAAGAAAGTGATGCTTTGCTCCGTGGACGGATCATTCACAGCTATGTACTGGAAACAGATAAATTTGTTGATGAATACACCGTCCCCGCCCCGGTCCCTGACGGTGTAGTCACTACATCACAGGATTTGATTGCGATTATCAAAGAGTACAATGCTGGGCTGCCTGCGCTAATGACACCGGACGAGCTTAAAGCATGGATTGAAGATTACAACGCTACACTTCCAGCTCAGGTTCCCATGACTGGTGACAAAGACGCAATTGGTCAGGCATATCTGACGCTTCCTGGCGAGTTTAAGAGAATTGTTGGTGACAATATAAACTTCACAGCCACCGCAATGAAAGCCTGCATTAAGGAATATAACGCCAGTCTGCCGCCCCTTCTGAAAACCAGCGGCAACCGCGAGCAGTTACTGGACCAAATCGCAACCGTGGATCCGACGCTGGCAGAGAATGAACGCGCTAAGTTTTTGCCGTACAACGTCAGCGGGACAAAAGAGCAGTTAACTGAAATTGTGCGGCAAATCCGTCCCGATGTTGTGACAATTGAAGACTGGCAAAAACAGCAGGAAGACGCTAATCGCGGAAAAGCACTAATCACCGTCGATATGTACGAACAGGCGCAAAACATCCACACCGCTTTGCAAAATAACCCGGATGCAGCCCGACTGCTCAACCATCCGGAACGAAAATCTGAGATCAGTTACTTCGGGTTTGATGAAGACACCGGACTGGAAATTCGCGTCCGTCCTGACATTGAAATCAGGCTGCCATATGAAAGTATCTGCGCAGATCTGAAATCAGTCAGCCTCGGATATGTACGCCAGGAGCGCCTCAAAGACCGCCTACACCGGGAAATCATCGAGCGTGATTACCACCTCAGTGCGGCGATGTACTGCGACGTGGCGAACCTGGACAAGTTTTTCTGGATCTTCGTTAACAAGGATGCGGGCTACCACTGGGTGGCAGTTGTGGAGGCCTCGCCGGAACTTCTGGAGCTTGGACGGCAGGAATACCGCCGGACGTTACGCCAGATAAACGAAGCGCTGGAAACAAACCTCTGGCCCGCACCAATAACCGAAAGTTACACCGACGAATTAAACGACTTTGATCTTCGCCGTCTTGAAGCACTGAGTATCTGAGGAAGGACACAATGAATGAATTAATCCTGCAGGAAAATATTAACTCCAACGTTGCCGTTTTCAGCCCTCAGTCCCTGGCGGCAATTCAGACATTTTCTCAGGTCATGGCCTCAGGCATGGCGACCGTACCGGAGCATCTTCGGGGAAATCCGTCAGACTGCATGGCTATCACAATGCAGGCTATGCAGTGGCAAATGAACCCTTACGCCGTGGCACAGAAAACTTTTGTGGTGAACGGTGTTCTTGGGTATGAGGCACAGTTGGTTAATGCCGTTATCAGCACCCGGGGACCATTAACCGGGCGTATCGAATATGAATGGTTCGGTCCGTGGGAAAAAATCATCGGAAAATTTGAAATCAGGAAAAACGACAAAGGGAAAGAATACCGTATTCCCGGCTGGAGGCTGACCGACGAAAATGGGATCGGTATCCGCGTACAGGCAACATTGCGTGGAGAAAGTAAACCACGCGTCCTTGAGTTACTTCTGGCCCAGGCCAGGACACGTAATTCAACTCTATGGGCAGATGATCCCCGTCAGCAACTGGCGTATCTGGCGCTGAAACGCTGGGCGCGCCTCTATTGCCCCGAAGTCATCCTTGGCGTGTATACCAGAGACGAACTGGAAGAGCCGCAAGAAAAGATCATTAATCCGGTGCAGGAAACACAACGCACTTCTGCAACTGTTAATGAACCCGCCGTTATAGATGTTGATGAGTGGGTAGGCAATCTACGCGACAGCATTGAGCAGGCAGATACCACGCAGAAAACTACGGCTTTACGACAAGAAATCGAGGCTCAGAAGAATGCGCTTGGTCCACTCTATACCGAACTGAAAGGGAAAGTCATTCAGCGCCATCATCGCATTAACGCTATCGCTCGTATTGAGAAGATGATCAACGACTTACCTTCTTCAGATGATCCTGACGCTGTACAGAAATTTGCAGCACTGGAGCAGACGCTTAATGCCTCCAGGACGCACCTGGGTGACCTGTATAACGCATACAGCACCACACTCTCAGACATGAAACCTGAATACATCAACGGTTAATTATCCCCTGGCGGCTGCTTCTGGCCGCCAGATCAGGAATGACAGGCAATGAAGATGAAACCCGCTAACGCACGTGAATTTATTCAGATGGAATACAGCGAATTTCCGGACACCGTTTTACACGCCGAATTATGCCGCGCATGTGCCAGGGCTGACGGAAGAAGTATCAGGCAGGCATTGAATGGTTTCGCCGTTGTAAGAGCGACAAGGGTTAAAAGCCCGGCCTTACGCGCTGCCCTCGAAACGATGGCGACCAGTCAGTTCCCGGAGACGCAGATAACCAGAATTCGGGCTTGCGTCGGACGAATGGAATCTGCTCTGGTACAGAAATTCGGAGTTAAACGCGCATGAGGTATCACAACGTAAAACCCTGCCCCTTCTGTGGCTGTCCATCAGTAACGGTAAAGGATATTGCAGGTTACTTCAGAGCTAAATGTGACGGATGCGAAGCCCGTTCCGGTTATGAAGGCAGTAAAGCCTCTGCCCTGATCAGGTGGAACCGACGCACAGCAGACAATGTATCAAAAGATTGAATTTTTAGAGTCGCCAGTATGTACAAAATCACCGCAACCATCGAAAAGGCCGGTAATGCACCGACGTTATGGACCCGCTTTTCACAGGTAAGACTGACGAAAAGCCAGTGCGAAAAGATGATCTCTGGAAAGCACGAAGCCGGAGTTTCCCGAATCGAAAAGGCAACGTTGAAAAATTTCGAATGCGTAAAAGTTAAACAAGGTGAGCGATGAAACGTAACCAGTGCATGTTTTGCGGCGCCGTCGCCACGCTGTTATGTGATGGCATCATTGGTTGGGATGCAGACGAAGATGAAAACGGCCACATGACAAAATGCCGTGGCATGTTCACTTGCGACGCTCCGATGTGCCGGCAGTGCGCCACATGGCATGGAAATCTTTTTTTCGAGGGTAAGAACCGACATATGGACACACGTGATCTCTGTCCGTTCTGCCAGAAGTTGCACGAAGCGGGCATGCCGATACGCGTTGCAAAACACCGCGAACATACGCGCCTCCCTGAGCCTTGCCTGACAAAAGAACAGGCAAACAGGATACGTGCCGCGCACTGGGCGGGGTTCTCAAACCCACATATCCGGCACGTAACGATAATGCAGGGCGGCGGCCAGCAGTCCTTCGATTTTTGACCTGATCATTGATGTTCAACCCATGCCGTCGAAGTAGTTTATATTCGGCGGCACCTGAGGCGGAGTTATGGCACAGGTAATTTTCAATGAAGAATGGATGGTTGAGAAAGGGTTAATAACCAGAACAGGCCTGAATAGCAGGCAAATAGAAGCCTACAGGCAAAATTGCTGGATCGAGGGTATTCATTTTAAGAGAGTTCCTTCAACAGGCAGAGAATCCAGCAGAGGTATAACCTGGTATAACTATCCGAAGATAAACGAGTTTGTTTGGAATTCATGATATGGCATCTTTACCACGAGGTGTTGAGATCCGGGGTAATAAAATTTGCATCTGGTTTATGTTCAGAGGGAAAAGATGCAGGGAATCACTTCATGGATGGGAGATAACCCCCGCAAATATCAAAAAGGCAGGAAACCTGAGAGCACTTGTTACTCACGAAATAAGTACAGGCGAATTTGAATACCACCGCAGATTCCCGAACTCGCGCAACGGCTCAAAGGTGGTGACAACTAAAAACATAAAGACCTTTGATGAACTGTGCAGGATATGGTGTGAAATAAAGGAGGCTGAGCTAACTGATAATACAATGCGTAAAACCAGGTCACAAATCCGAACTTTGAAAATCATCATTTCAGAAAGCACTCCAATTAATAGCATAAGATATAGCGATATAATGAATTACAGGAATGAATTATTACATGGGGAAACGTTGTATCATAATAACCCCAGAAGTAATAAAAGAGGACGCACTGTACGCACAGTGGATAATTATATATCCCTGCTCTGTTCTTTGCTCAGATTCGCGTATCACTCCGGCTTTATCAAAGGTAAGCCGTTTGAAGGGGTAAAAAAATTACAGCGAAACAAGACAAAGCCGGATCCACTTTCGAGAAATGAGTTTGACGCGCTGATGCAAAGTGAAACAGGACAAAGCCAGAATTTATGGAGATTTGCTATCTACTCCGGGCTGAGACATGGAGAACTGGCCGCACTGGCGTGGGAGGATGTAGATCTGGAGAAAGGAACTGTGTGTGTCAGAAGAAACCTGAATATTCTTGGTACGTTTGGTCCGCCCAAGACGAATGCAGGGATAAGGACCGTCACCTTGTTGAAGCCTGCGCTCGAGGCGCTTAAAGCGCAACGGAAACTCACAGCGCTGCAACCCAAGACGGTAATAACCTTCCACCACAGAGAGTACGGGAAAACAGAGATTCAGAAGCTGCACTTTGTTTTCATGCCGAGAATGCGTAAAGGAGAACAAAAGCCCTACTACTCTTTGAGTAGCATTGGTGCAAGATGGAACGCAGCCGTAAAACGTGCTGGTATTCGTCGCCGTAATCCGTACCATACGCGACATACTTTTGCCTGCTGGATGTTATCAGCCGGAGCTAACCCATCATTTATAGCCTGTCAGATGGGGCATGAAAACGCGCAAATGGTTTATGAAATTTATGGAAGATGGATCGAGGAACTTAATGGCGAGCAGGTTGCGATGCTTAATGCCAAGATGTCACTCTGA